AACCAGTGCAGCTATGAAAGATGTAAAAGGTAATGCACAAAAAATGATTCGTTTATTTCGAGGCGAGCCTCTTAAATCACGAACCGCTGAAAGTGTAAAAGCATTAGCTAAAAGATTTAATGTGTCAGAAGCAGAAGCTGGAAGAAGAGTATTACAAGGACAATTTTTTAGTGCTAGTCCAGATATGGCTCGTACTTATACTGACAAACTAGGTAAGATGAAATATGTAGATGTAACTCCTAAAGAATTTCAAGATATGAAAAGATATGTTGAAAGAATAAATAAAACTAATGACGTGGGCGGTAAAACCAGATTTCCTGTATCTAGAAAAAATGATGGAAATAATATTCAAATTGTTCCTAGAAGAAAATTAAAACAGTTTGAAGAAACAGGTAGAATGAAAAGTAAATTAAATATATTTGGTAAAGTAGATACACCAGAAGGAATGTTAAAATACGATAGCGTAGTAGGTGGATTTATAGATCCTAAATATCCAACACAAGTTGTTGACAATGCACAAATAAAAACATGGGCTGCAGAAAACCCAATGCCTGTTCGAGCCGGAACAGAAGACGCATTTAAACCAATTAAAAGTAGCATGCTAAAAACGGTCGGTAGAACTTTAGCCAAGGTCGGCGCGCCGCTACCCACAGCCCTTATAGATGGGTACTTTATTAACAAACAAATAGAAGAGGATAAGTCGGCCGTGGAGATTGCTAAGGATCCATTAAACTGGTTGGGACTAGCTACGATGTCTACTCTAACAAAAGTGGGTGGCGTAACGGGATCGGGGACTATGAACTCAGTATTAAGATTAGGAATGAACCCAGGATTAATTAGAGGAATAAGTAGATTTGCTGGAATACCAGGGCTCGCGATTAGTACCGCCTTAACAGCTTATGATCAATATGAAAAGTATAAAAACGAAGAAGGTCTAATATACAATTTATTTAATGATAAAGTTACGCCGCTTTCATAAATTGACAAATAGTAAAACAACTGATAGATACCTTTAAGGTGTTGAAACAATCAAGAATAGAGGATAGAATAGCTTATGGCTACAATAGATAAAAGTTTACCTAATACAAAAACAGAGATTGAAATTCCAGGTGAAGAGGAAATCGTTGAATCACAACAACAGATTGTTGAGAGACAAGAAGGTGGTAAAACTGAAATTGAAATTGATGATGACGGCGGAGCAACCGTTAATTTTGATCCAGGAGCAGTTACTCCAGAAGGCGGTGAAGAACATGATTCTAACTTAGCAGATTTTTTAGACGACGACGTCTTAGATCCTTTATCATCTGAGTTAATGGATAAGTATAATACTTACAAAGAAACTAGAGGAGACTGGGAAGAAAGTTATAGAGAAGGATTAAACTTACTTGGTTTTAAATATATTACTAGAACAGAACCTTTTAAAGGAGCTAGTTCAGTTACTCACCCTGTACTTGCTGAAGCGGTTACACAGTTTCAAGCACAAGCATACAAAGAATTATTACCTGCAGAAGGACCCGTTAGAACTCAAGTTATGGGTGATGCAACAGTTGCTAAAGAAGAGCAATCAAAACGTGTTAAAGATTTTATGAATTATCAAATCATGGATCAGATGAAAGAATATGAACCAGAGTTTGATCAGATGTTATTTTACCTACCATTAAGTGGTTCGACATTTAAAAAAGTTTACTATGATGATTTACTGGGAAGAGCTGTTTCAAAGTTTATTCCAGCTGAAGATATAATTGTTCCCTACTCTGCTACCTCATTAGAAGATGCGGAAGCAATTATACACATCGTAAGACAATCAGAAAATTCTTTAAAGAAACAAATGTATGCAGGATTTTATAAAGAAATAGAATTAGGTGATGCACCTTTTAAACAAGATCAATTAAAAGAAAAAGAAAGAGAGCTTGAAGGTATCTCAGCTAATGGTTCTGAAGAGATGTATACTATTCTAGAGATGCATGTAAATTTAGATCTAGAAGGTTTTGAAGATGCAGATCAAGATGGTGAGCCCACTGGAATTAAACTACCTTACATTGTTTCAATCAATGAAGCTAATTCTAGTATTTTAGCTATTAGAAGAAATTACGCAGCACAAGATGCTTTAAAAAAGAAAAAAGATTATTTTGTACATTACAAATTTTTACCTGGAATGGGTTTTTATGGTTTAGGTTTAATTCACATGATTGGTGGTTTGTCACGTACAGCAACTGTAGCTTTAAGACAATTATTAGATGCTGGAACTTTAGCTAACTTACCTGCTGGTTTTAAAACTAGAGGGGTTAGAATGAGAGACGATGCACAACCTTTACAGCCTGGAGAATTTAGAGATGTAGATGTACCCGGTGGAAATATTAAAGATCAATTTATGACTTTACCTTTTAAAGGTCCAGATCAAACTTTATTATCTTTAATGGGTATCTGTGTTCAGTCTGCTCAACGATTCGCGAGCATTGCAGATTCACAAGTGGGCGACATGAACCAACAAGCGGCCGTTGGAACGACAGTAGCGCTTCTGGAGCGTGGCTCTCGTGTTATGTCTGCTATTCACAAAAGATTATACGTAGGTTTAAAAAATGAATTTAAATTATTAGCAGAAGTATTTAAAACTTACCTGCCACCTGAATATCCTTACGATGTACCAGGTGCATCGAGACAAGTTAAAGTAACTGACTTTGATGAGAAGGTAGATATTCTACCTGTTGCTGATCCTAACATTTATTCTCAAACACAAAGAATTTCAATGGCACAAACTCAATTACAATTAGCGCAATCAAATCCTAAAATGCATAACATGTATCAAGCTTACAGATCTATGTATGAAGCAGTTGGTGTTAAAAATATAAATGCAATTTTACCACCACCGCAGCCACCACAACCAATGGACCCAAGTTTAGAACACATTATGGCCATAAGTGGAAAACCTTTTCAAGCTTATCCAGGTCAAGATCATAAAGCACACATTGATGCGCATTTAAGTTTCATGTCTATCTCTATGGTGCAAAATAATCCAATGGCAATGATGGCTTTACAAAAAAATATACTAGAACACATTAGTTTAATGGCACAAGAACAAATACAATTAGAATATGTTGATGAACTAAAAGAAATGCAAATGATTCAGCAGCAAATGCAGCAAATGGGACCTATGATGCAAAATCCACAAGCAATGCAACAAAATCCACAAGCAATGCAAATGCAGCAAAGAGCTCAACAACTAACTTCTATCATGGATGCTAGAAAAGCAGTGTTAATTGCAGAAATGACTATGGACTATGCTAAAGAAGAAGACAAAATTAGCAGTGAAGTAGGTGGTGACCCATTACTTAAACTAAAATCAAGAGAATTAGACTTAAAAGCTAAAGCAGATCAAGACAGAACTGCAAATAATGAATCAAGACTTGATTTAGACACAATGAGAGCTATGATGAATGACGCCCAACACGATGAAAAGCTAGAACAGAACGAAGAATTAGCTCAAATGCGTGCAGGAGTTTCAATTGCCAAACAAGAAATGGCAGACCAAAGTAAAAGAAACGATTTTGGTAGAAACTTTAAGAAAAATTAAGTATAATAAATCATTAAGGAGAAAATTATGAGCAAAGATTGGCAAAGAGGATCAACTTTCATGAATGACGACGTCAAGATCGAAAAAGAACTTGGTTGTGGTCCTGATGGTTACTCAACAGGCGGTAAAACTATTGAAATGACTAGTGGTACTGAAACACAGACTGTGACTGTTAGAGGAACTAAAGCAATGAGAGCTGACAAAAAACCTGTTAAGGCTAAGTGGTACTAAATGTGGTTATCGGCAATTAAATTAGCCGTTTCTGCTGGTAGTAAAATTTATGCTAACAAGCAAAGAACGAAAATGGCTATGTCAGACGCGCAGTTAATGCACGCTGAGAAAATGGCTACTGGTGCTGAAGCTTACCAGGGAAAATTATTAGAATCGAGAAACTCAGATTGGAAAGACGAATTTATTTTGCTTTTGCTCTCGGTCCCGATCGTCATGCTGGGATGGTCAGTCTGGTCAGATAATCCTGTACACATGGAAAAAATGGAGTTATTCTTTGTGCACTTTGGAAATTTACCGCTATGGTATCAAACGATTTTTGTCGGGGTAATTGCGAGCGTCTATGGACTTAAGGCAACACATCTGATAAAAGGAAAGTAACAATGGAGAAAACATTATGAGAAACGATTACGGAACAAGACCTTATGAATCAAGATATGGTGGTGAAGCTAAAAAGTCTAGCAAGAAGCAAAGTGCTAATTCTAGATTAGATGAGTCTTTAGGAATGAGAGATGGAAAAGAGTCAACTAAGTCTCAAAGCTATAAATCTAGAAGAGATGAATCTAGAGGAATGAAATAACATGAATAGGGGAAGAATGAATTTAGCTGAAGAGCTAGGTAGAATTGATAACGAAAAAATGAATGCTAATAGAATGGCAGAAAAAAATAGAGTTATTTCTGAACTAAACAAAGGTTACAAAAATGGTGGAAAAATTTGTAAAATAGCTATGAAAGGCAAAGGAAAGGCTTATGGTAAAAACTCATGATGAATAGAAATATGTATAAAAAAGGTGGTGAAACTTTAAAAAAAGTACCTGCTGGTAAAAAAGGAAAAGGTTTAAAAAAACTTCCTAAAGCTGTTAGAAATAAAATAGGCTTTATGAAAAAAGGTGGCAAAGTAAAATAATGAAAAACTTTTTATGTTGGCCATTAGAAATAATCAGAACTGCATATACTAAATTAGTAGATAAAGTTTTTGGTAAAAGATGTAGATGCGCAAACATAGAATCTATTAAACAAAGAAGTTTTATTAACGTCTGTAAAGACTGTGGAAAGGTACACAATGGCTAAACAAAAAGGGCTTTATGCCAACATTCACGCAAAGCGTAAAAGAATCGCTGCGGGTAGTAAAGAAAAAATGAGAAAACCAGGATCAAAAGGTGCTCCTACAAAAGCAAACTTTGTAAGATCAGCTAAAACAGCAAAGAAGCCAACTAAAAAAGCTTAATGGATAAATTAAAAAAAAATAAAGTAAAAAAAGTAATTAAAGGTTTAAAGAAAGCTTCTAAGTTACATGCAGGTCAAGCTAAGATATTAAAAAAAGTAATTAAGAAAAAATAATCATGAAAATGCCTAATACTAAATATGACGGAAGTTATATTAAAGGTAATTTAGGTGGTACTAAAGTATCTAATCCTAGTTCAGTAAAATACTACGGAAGTATGATTGACGCTCCTGGTTTTGCTAAAGGTGGTACAATTAGAAAAACCACTAAAGGTCCTGGAGCTAATTACAGACCTACTAAATCTGGTGCAGGAATGACTACTAAAGGTGTTAAAGCCTATAGAGCAGCTAATCCCGGATCTAAATTAAAAACAGCGGTAACTGGTAAAGTTAAACCTGGATCTAAATCTGCAAATAGACGTAAGTCTTATTGTGCAAGATCAGCAGGTCAATTAAGAAACTCATCAGCTAAAACTCAAAATGATCCTAACTCTAGAATCAGACAAGCTAGAAGACGTTGGAAGTGTTAAATGAGAGACTCTAAAGTCCTTGAAACTTTTTTAAAAAACAACTATAAGAAAATCAAAGAGATGAGTTTGTTTAGACATTTGAAAAAAGAAGTAAATTCAGGTGCTAATGGAACTCAAGACTATATAATTAAAAAAGGTCCTAACAAAAATAAGGTGGCTAAAAAATGAGAGAAGCAATATTAACAGCACTAGAAGACAGGTACAATGCACAAATATCTGAAGCAGATGCTACACTTAAAATTTACTTAGAAAATTCTGTGGGTATTGGAGAACATCCACAACATATTGATGAAGTAGATAAACTAATAGAAAAAATAGCGAATGCTGAAGAAAAATTAACAGTATTACAACAATTTAAAATGTAAGGAGAGAAGATGGATGAAATAACAATAATAAGTAAAACACAAAAATCACTACAACAAAGATTACAAGATATAGGAGATGCTCTTTTAGCTGGAGGGGTTGACACAATGGAAAAATACAGATATCTAGTAGGACAAGCACACGGAATACAATTAACATTACAGGATATCTCTAACCTGCTAAAACCTAAGGAGCAACAAGATGAGCAAGGAAACGTTATCGACATCGGCGAAGGAAGTACCAAAAATTAAACTAGGTCTTCAAGAAAAATACGAAAAAGAAAAAAAAGAATTACCCCCAGAATCAGAACCTTTAACCCCAGAAAATATTGGAGTCGATACGGTTGATGAATTACCAGAACCATCAGGTTATAGAATTTTAGTTTTACCATTTACACCAAAAACTAAATCATCAGGTGGAATATTATTTTCTCAAGAGACATTGGATAAAGCAAGAATCGCAACAACATGTGGTTATGTTTTAAAGATGGGAGATTTAGCATACAAGGATAATGAAAAATTTGGAAAGCCTTGGTGTCAAAAAGGAGATTGGGTTATTTTTGCTCGTTATGCGGGTTCAAGATTACCGATTGAAGGTGGAGAAGTGCGAATACTTAACGATGATGAAGTTTTAGGAACTGTTAAAGATCCTGAATCTCTTCTTCATTTAATTTAACAACATAGGAGATACTATGCCAGAAGACATAAAAGCATCAGAAGAATTAATTGACGTAGGTGAAACAGTCGGAGCTGATATTAATTTTGATGAAAAAAATGAACCGGTAAAACAAGAGGAAGTAAAAGAAGAGATTGAAGTTGAACAGGTACCTGAAGATAAAACTTTTGAAAACGAAAGAGAATTAAAAGTTAAAAAAGAAAAACCTCAAGATGAGTTAGAAGAATATAGTAAAGGAGTACAATCTCGTATTGCTAAGTTAACTCGTAAAATGAGAGAAGCAGAAAGACAAAAAGAAGAAGCTGTTCAATATGCTCAATCAATTACACAACAAAAAAATCATGCAGAAAAAAGATTATCTAGATTAGATAAATCTTATGTATCAGAGTTTGAGAATAGAGTTACGACTAGTTTAGCAGCAGCTAAACAAGCTCTTAAAAATGCTATTGAATCTCAAGATGTAGAGGCACAAATATCAGCACAAGAACAGTTAGCTACACTATCTGTAGAAAATGCTAGATTAAATGCTTTAAAAGCTAATGAAGTAAATACACCTAGAGAAAAAGAAGTTAGGGTTAATCCTCAACAGCAACAACCTGCACAACAATCAGATCCTAGAGCTGAAGAATGGGCTGCTAGTAATAGTTGGTTTGGTAATGATACTGCAATGACTTATACGGCTTTTGATATACATAAAAAGCTTGTAGAAGAAGAGGGATACGACCCAAAATCTGATGAATATTATGAAGAAGTTGATTCAAGAATAAGACTTGAATTCCCTCATAAGTTTGATAAGATAGAACAAAATACTACAAGAAGAGCAAAACCTGCTCAAGCTGTAGCTTCAGCCAATCGTTCGGGCTCAACAACAGGACGCAAAAAGACTGTGAAACTCTCGCCATCACAGGTAGCAATAGCTAAAAGATTAGGCGTGCCGCTAGAAGACTATGCGAAACAATTAAATATCACGGAAGGATAATAAGTTATGGAAA